AGTGTTCTAGAACTGGAGCCCATTTCTTTTGTAGTTCTTCTGTCATATACATGAGGGGTTTCTCCTTAAATTAGAAATGTATTTTTTATTTATTACTTTAGAGTTTTAGAAATTCCGCTTGCATATTGTTCGATCAAAGTATCAGTAGAGCGGTATTCTCTTTTTTCTTCTTCAACCAAAACTTCATCAAATGCTGAATTATCTGCAACCACGTAGTTGTCGTTGAAATAAGATTCTTTCAAGACTTCTAGTTTTTCTACAAATTCTTCTTCAGTAGTGAATTCCACACCCTCTGCGAGTGATTTTAATTTTTCTACTTGAGTTTGCGCTAGGCCTTCACACGCTGTGTAGATAGCCTCAATTTTTTTCTGTTCGTTTAATTCTTTTGTCAATTCAATACCACGATAAATCTGTTCATTCAATGCTTCTTCTAGTTCTGCAACCTTTGCAGCCATTTCAGAAACAACATCAACTTTATCTTCTGGCACATTAATATAGTGTTCAACAAATAAATTGTGTAATCCGTTAATGAAGTCTTCCGCAATTTCAGCACGTAGACCTGTGTCAACTGCTAATTCGTTTTCTTGCATCCATTCTTCAACCATATAGTTTAGATAGTCATCAACTTTTGATGCCAAATCTTCTTTGATTTGCTCAACAGCTTCATCAAACTGTTCTACCAATTGTTGTTCTACTTGTTCAGCAATAACTTCAATGCGAGACATAACTGCTGCTTCAAAAATTGTTGTTGCTTTTTGTTTGAATTCTTCAGAAAGATTCTCACCACTCAATAGAGCATCGATATCTTCTTTCATTGATCCTGCATCATCATAGTGTTGGAATGTAGCACCAGGATTCTTTTGAAATGTTTGTTTTGGAGCAGGTGATGCTTTGCGGTCACGAATAGTTTCGTACTGGTCAGCAGTAGATTGTGTAGGATGCATAACATCTTTACGACCCATAGTTTCTTGTGGTTGATTTTTTAATGATGTATATCCAACACCATCTTTTTCTGAACCAACAGGAGGTGTAGCACCTGGAGGTGTAGCTTGTGGTGTGCCTTTTAAGTAATTTGGCAATTCATCATCCATTTCTTCTGGTGAATGTCCAACAATACCTGCACTCTTTTCGCCATAAGCAACTTGTGGTTTAGTAGCGTTTAAGCCTACTTCACCATTTTTGTGTGCGTCTTGGCCACGGGAACCACGCTTTGCTGCAATATTAGCCTCAAATGATTCCTTAGAACCTTCTAAAATAGCAGTAGCGGCTTCTGACAGTTTAAATCTATTAGTCATTTAAAAATCTCCTTGATTTTGATTATTTATTTATAGGTTAAAGTTTTTTGATGAAATTTTCAAAGATGCGGAGACTAACTGCCTCGATATCCGCAGAAGAAGCTTTTCTAATTTCTTGAACAGCTTCTGCATGATCCATTTCAGTCCAAACACCATCGACCAACATCCATTCTTTTCCTTCCATAATGCCATGAACAAAAGCTCCCGGCGCAGAAGGATCAGCTACAATATCTGCCGCTGTGGCTAGATAGAAATCGGGTTGAACAACATTAACACCGTTAACGTTTTTCAATGAACCCATACCTCGTGATGAAACACCTAACTGAGCACCGCCTTCAATTAATTGACGAGCAATGTTACCCATTGGTGTATCTAAAATTTTTGCTTTACCAATCCATTGTGTACCATCTTCACGTAGACCAACAATCATGTGTGACACACGATCAAGATTGATAGTAGGAGAATCTGGATGACCCAATTCACCAAAAGCTCTATTTTTATTGATGTATTCTTCTGTATAACGATGAACTTCTTTTTTCATCGTATTGTATTCATACAGACGGCCATTCTTGTTCTTTTTTTCTGATACAAGAAAAGGACCTTCAATGAAGAGTTCTTTTTTACCGTCTGTACCTTCGGTAATATAATTTACCGTTTCGTTGATTTCTTTAATTAGTTTCATGGTTTTAATCCATAATCGCCATAGTTGAACGCAGCAGGATCTCTGAATTGACCTCTAGAATAATATTCATTTTGCTTGCGTAATTCTAAAATAAGAGTATAACTGTTATTCGCAACCATTCCTCTAGTTGTAATTCCAATGTCACCATTTGAACCAGACTTTCCTTGTGTTGCATTTGGAATAGTGATCCAGTTGCCTGCACCATCATATTCACCAACACCACTTAGTATAGCAATTGTTTGTGGAGTAGTTGCATTCCAATACAATTCAACGTCAGCCGCATTTGAATTGGTGCAATCAAACCACAATCTATACAAGGCTAGACCATAATAACTTAAAGCTGTATTTGCAGCACCACCTTGACTGTTTGCAACAAGAAAACCGTTAGTAGCCAAAGCACCAGAAATAGTATTTGCTTGAATTCTGGTAGTATTTGCTTCTTGGCCAGTACCATCAAACTTTCCTGTCAGTTTGATGATAGTGTGCTGTGTATCGTCTTTTAAGACTTGATAACCATATGCATTTGCCATGTTTTATTCCATTCTATTTTAGTATCTATCACCACTTGAGTGTCTAGTGACACCAGATTTTGGTGAAGTTATTTTACCACCAGAACTAGATTTGTCCTTACTAAAAATAGAAGGGCCTTTTCCTGAAGGGAATGCAGGTTTCTTTCTGTTACTATCATTCATTTCGCCTGGTTTGTCATCTTCTGGATCACCTTTGTGGTCCATCGTTTCTAGCGCTTCATTATATTTTGAAGGAGTATTATGAGTACCTGTTCTATAAGATTGATCTTTAGTCTTATCTGATTTGTGAGTACCTGTTCTATAAGACTGATCTTTAGTCTTATCTGAAGTCATGTGTTCTGCATGATCTGCTCTAAGTGCGCTAATAGCTTCTTCTGGACTTCTATGACCGGACATATCTCCAATTTCAGGATGTTCATGGTAATATTTTGTTCCAGAACCGTGTGAATAGGAACCAATTTTACCAATTTTTTTGCCTTTATAATGGACAGTTTGGTCGTGGCCACCATCGCTATTTTTTACTTTTTTACCTAAAGTGATGTGTGTCATTGTACCTTCATTGACAATAGATTCTTGTGTTACCAAGTTTTGTGCAATCTCTTGTTTCTTTGCTTCGATTGCAGCAGTTACTCTATCGTGAATAGATGCATATAGTTCACTGCGAAATTGTGAACCATTGTCATCCATTGCGTAATCGATTAATTTTCTTGTATCCATTTTATTCTCCGTTTGGTTGGTGAAATACTTTAACTATTTATATTATTCTTTTTTAGTCTGCTTTGCTACAACTGCTGCTTGTTGCTTAGCTGTCTCTCTATCTAGTTCTGCTTGATGCTCAACATCGCCTTGGCCAATTGTACTCATCATCTGTTGTTGTGCAATAGAATTTGTAACATCGACTGGAATACCAATGCCTGCTTCTTTTTCTTCTTCCATCTCATTTTCCATTTTCTTAATTTCATCATCATTTAGGCGAAGAACATTACGTTGGATCCATGCATTCGAGAAGTAACGACCAGTATATGGATCAACACTTGACAACAAACTTAAACGTTCTCTCATCAACTCAGCTTCCTTGAGTTCTGTGAAGTTATTATCTTTAATAAAGTTATAGTGAATATGTTCTCTAAATTCTTTCCATTCATTGTCTGTGCAAATGCCTTTCAGTACACACTGAACTCTTAAACACTGGTCAAATAAATCGGAAAATTTAGTACGTTGTCTTGCAACAAACTTAGCAAACTTTAATTCATCACGAGTAATCTCACCAACACGGCCTAAAGAGAACCCTGATTGATTAGGATCAAGTCTGGACACAGGAACGTTCAAAGACTTATACAACTTCTTCTCAAAGTATTTAACGTCTTCCAGTTCACCTAGGTTCTGTCCGCCTGGTAATGTAGTAATCTCTGTACCTTTGCCGCCTTCTCTACGTGGCAACCAAAAGTCTTCCATCATAGACAAGAACTTACGATCATCACGAACTTCACCGGTGTTAGCGTCATACACTAACTTGTTCTTGTACTTGACCATAATGTCACGTAGGTATTGTTCTGCCTTTAATTTTGGCAAGTTACCAACGTCAATGTAGAAAATACGGCGTTCAGGTGCTCGAGAGATACGATAGATAACTGTCGCATCTTCAATCATACGCAACTGATTTAAAGGTTTGATTGCTTTGTGTAGATATGATAATACAACTGCTCTACGTGAGTCCATCAAACCAGAGACCACAGATACAATAGAATCAGTAGTAATGCGAGTACCGACGGGTCCAAAATTTGTAGAACTCCCTGTAGTTACTTTGTCGTTATATATGTAATACTCATTTACGGTATTCATAACTTCAATACCGGTGCGTTCATCTTTTTGTTTTTTGACCTCACGAATTTTACGCATCTTACGTGGGTCAATATATCTCAACTCTCTGATACCCATTGTAGGATTTTCACGGTCCACAATGATATGATAAAAGAGTTTGCCATCAATATAAAATCTACGGAATATATCTTGCGCCATTCTTGTGTAGTTAAGCATACGCAAGACTGTATTGAATTCGTCTTTGATGGCTTTCTTAATTTTATCTGGTTGTTTTAAATCATCTAAAACAATTTGAATATTTTTGCCATCATCGTCTTGACAGATTGCTTCGTTAACAATATCATCAATTGCAGATTCAATTTCTGGCTGCATAGCCATTTCACGGTATCTAGAAATAAGTTCAACTTCATTTTTTGCTGTGCCATCTAGATCAACATAAGTTCCATAATATGCAGCTGATGTAATCGTTAACGCACCATCATCGTTGCTTGGTGGGCTAAACGATTGTTGTGTCGCTTGGTTTTTTTCTCCCTCTTCACGAGAAATTGTAAAACCAAATAAGCTAAATTTATTTGCCATCTGTAATAAGTCCGTTCAAAAAAACATAATAGAAGGACCGAAGTCCTTCTGTATATAGTAAGACTATAATTAGGTTGTTAAACCTGTTGTAGCACCATTTTCACCAGTAGTCCAGTATTGATATGCAAATGTTACTGAAAACTCTTCAATCGTATCATTTGATGCCCAATCTAAATCAATTGGAGACAAATCAACTGGGAACATACCAACAAAGTTGTAACCTTTGATAGAACCTACACCACCAAATGAACCTGCTGGACCAGTTTTACCATATTGATAAACTTGTGCATCTGAGGTATAGTTTTGTCCAGTTGCAGAAATAGCAACACCTGGATTGCCTCTAACGTTGGTTTCATTACTGTTGATTGCATTCATCCACTTTTCGATTGAATTGCGGATCATAAAATCTTCATCATTGATGATTGTAATTGTCCAGTCTGCAAATGTTCTGTTTCCAGCAAATTTCATCTCACGACCAAAATAATATATGGGCACAGTACCAATTGTAGAACCTGGTAGTTGTGCTGATTTTGCCATGAAAGAAAGTTTGTTTCCGGTAATTCCTGGAATACCAGTCATCACTACTTGGAATAGATTTGGACGAGCGCCATCTCCTACCAATCTTGTTGTAAAATCGCTAATTGTAAATGCCATTTTATTCTCCTGTTATTTTATTTATTACGCTGTAGTATTGGTAATTGTTGTGAAATTAACACCAGTACCAACTGCAACAAAATTCAACTGAATAAAGTTCACGGAACGATTAGGTTGAATGTAAATATCACCAACAAATTGATTATTATTAACAACAGAAGGTGTATTGTTAGTAGAATCACAAACAACTTGGAAAGAAGTGATACCACGTTGTGCTTGTACTTGACGTAGATAAGGAGTAATTAAAGAAACGAATTGTGCTTGAGTGAATCCGTCATTAAATTCAAATAATGAATATTGTGCAGCTTTAGCAATTGCTTTCTCTAGTACAATAAACAATCTACGAACATTGATACGATCAAATGCTGAAGGTTGTGATTGCATTGTCTTATCGCCAAACAGTACAGTACCTTGACCAGGGAATGAAGCAACAGGGTTAACCGCAACTTGATACAACGCATCACGATTAGATTGTGTTGGATTCCATGCTAATTTAATAACATTCTTGATCACACCACGAGTATAACCTGCTGGTGAGTACCATGGATTGTTGTTTGTATCAGTATAGACACACAGACCAGCAATATCGCCGTTCAATGGAACCCAACGATATGTATTGTTATAGCGGTCAAACAAATACTTCCAACCAGAATCTGCAAAACCGTATGAACCAATTGGACCACCAGTAAGAGAAGATAAACTATTTATCCATGTTGTAACTGAAGATTGTTCACTTCCTGAGTTATTAACAACTGATGAATATGGTGGAGATACAAATGCAATTGCATCTTTTCTCGTTGCAGCTGTATTGATTGCATATGTTTGTACTGCTGTGTTTGTGTATGGACCAGTCATAATCAACGAAACGGTTGTTTGAACTGGATCAGCAAAATAAGACATTGCATTGATAACATCTGCATCAGTTACAGAAGCATCATTACCACCAGACAAAGCACTAGTAAATGAACCAGATAAAACAGCAAAATTTGTATTAGCAGAAATTTTACCCCATGTGTTTGATGTACTTGAATAATTCACTGGATCTACTGCAAAGATGTATTTTGAGTTATTGAAAATTGCATTTTTGTAATAGTTTGATTGTCCATAAGAATCCATACTGTCATAAGCTTTAGAAAGATATGAGAATGTTTCAAGAACAGTACCTTTTACACCACTGAACAAACCGCCAGTATCAACAACTGCAATATGAATTTGGTCGTTTGCGCCACCAACTTGACTTACTGAGTAACTTGTGCTTGGTTGAGAATTAAAAAAACTTGACAAAGCAACATTAGCATAGTTTGTGCCTGTTGCATTTATTAATGGAATATTCCATGCAGAATACTGCGTTGAGTTTGCACCAGCATCAATAACAGAAACTGTTAGTGAGTTACCAAGAGCGCCTGGATAACGAGCAATAAAAGGACCATATGTATTTGCAGCACCATTAGGTAAATATGTATATTGGAATACATCATTATTTACAACTTGAATTGTTGCTGAACTATTTGAAGTTGCATTATATGAGTTTGCATTTGCTGCACGTACAACTTGTAAATTGTTACCATAAGCCAAGAAAGAAGCAGCGGTAAAAAATGATGTTGCTGTGTTGTTATCTGGATCACCAAATATTGATATTAGTTGGTTCTCATTGCTAATTGAAATTATTTTTTTTGCTGGTCCCCAGTTAAAAGCACCTGCATAAGCTCCGGCAGTAGTTAAAACAGAAGGAACAACTGTTGTTAAGTTGGTTTCTGTTACAATTACGCCTGGAGATAATTGAGCTATTTGCGCCATATTGATCTTCTCCTTGAATTATTCTGTTATAGGTACATCGCACCATTTAATTATTTATGAATCATTATTTTTATAGATTTTTCATAAGGTCTCGCATAAACATACCATATGTATCTCCTCCAAGATTTGCATCCCATAAATCTCCATCAATCAATTCAAGTTGCATTTGCATACTATCATCTAAAATAGGTGCAGGTAGAGTTTCATCATCCATTTGATTCATATTTTCTAACTGCATCTGTTTACGTATATCATGGTCAACAATTTCTTTGAAATACTTTTGTGTAGTTGCCCAAGCAAAAAGTACTAAAGATGTAACTAAATCGTCATTCGAACCTTCATCTGCAGCAAAAGAATTGTTTTTCGCAATAAAAGTAGTTAATTCTGAGATTGTGTCGAAGTCATTTACTATCAACTTATCACTTTCGATTAACATTTTTAAATTGGAACAACCAATTCTCTTTACTTGTGGTGACATTTTAATACCCAACTGTACACCTCTTGCAAAACCAGCACTCAATTGTTGCGGTCTCTTATTACCTGTGAATATCTTCCACAAGTTTTCATACTCCAATTCTGAGTGAAGTGTTTCTGCAATTTGTGGTGTATTATTTATCTCAACCAAGATATATGCATCATTATACATTCTTGCCACATTGTAGATGACAGTAGGAAATAATACTGGTGAAATCGATGAACTATGGTATGATGCAACTTGTTTGTACGGTATTTTTGAGATATCGAATACAGAAAATGCGGATGAATCTAGGTTTTTACCTTCTGAAACGTCAACGGTAATTGCATACAAATGATCTCTCACAACTTCTGCGTCTGAATCTTCTTTAATTGGTTTTTCATAAATCTTAACTTTATCATGCTCATATACAGGATCAAAGTAAACCATTTGTTGAAGTTTCTCACCTGAAATAAGTGTGTTTGTAGAACCTAAGAATTCACATTCAAACTCTTGCCTAAACTGTTCAAGTGAAGTATTTCGGATTGTTTCTTCTTTCCATTTCTCATCACGACCAGGTACCATGGACCAGTGGATTGAGAATGTTTTGTATCCGTTTTTCTTACCAATTGCATCCATCCACAACTTGTAGAATAGATTCATGCCGTTTGGTGTAGACACAATAATAATCTTTGTGGACTTACCAGATGAGATAACAGGATAAACTGAGTTAAAGAATTCGTTTGCAATGTTTGCAGGAACGAACGCAAACTCATCTAAGAATACTACGTTAAATGATCCTCCACGAACCGCAGACGATGAGGTTGACGCTGCAATAATCTTAGAACCATTCTCCAGTTCTACGTTACCTTTGTTCCAGGTAACGATACCTTGTTGCAACCACATTGGAAGATTTTCATATGCAAGTTGATACTTTGCTAAAATATCTCTTGCAAGAGAACCTTTGTTGGCAAGAACTGCAATATTTTGTGAGTCTGTAAACAATGTTAACCATAACAAATATGCAACTGATGTGGTGGTTTTACCAACTTGACGAGGACATTTAGTGATTGCAAATCGATTTTCGTGAAATAACTTAATCATGTCTTTTTGAAAATCCCACATCTTGAACGGCATCAAACCTTGGTCAACGTTAACAATCTTGATATAGTTGGCTGCAAAATAGACCGGGTCTTTTGCACACTTCATGTATTCTTCAACTTGTTCTTGGGTATACTTCAGTTGAACGCCTATACGTTTGAGTAATGGATTATCTCTGTATGACTCTTTACTTGTTATCATTATTACCTTTAATCAACTTATTCAATTCAGAAGTTGAACCAACAAATATAGCCTTATCGATGTGTGTTGAACCTGATGGTGCATTCTTTTTATCCATCTCACGCATTTGTTTCTGTACTGCAAGAAGTTCCTTGTTCGCATCTACTACATTTTTTAATAGTGTGCCATATACTTCAAATGCTCTTGGGTGTTGACCAGCTTTTGCAATCTGAAGTATTTCTTCCATTGCATCTTTGCCTTGATCGATTAGGTCTTGTAGATTGGATTTGGTTTGTTCGTATGCATCTACCAAATCATCTTCAAGATTTGTGTCTATCAATTCTGTTGTTGTTTTTTCTTTTGGTACAACCGGCAATTCAGCCTTTGGTGAAATATCAAATATTTCTTCCATACTTTTTTCAAATTTATTCATCAATTATCTATATTCAGTTATGTTGGTTGTATATGTATATGAACTATTAGCATTGGCAGATGTTGGATTTGGTGTGATTACTATCTTACTGAATTGTTTTTGTGTAATATTATAACTATTGAAAGTCCAATTAGCAGCAGATTCTAAACCAATTAATGCAGTATTTGATACAAAGTTACCTTGTAAGTTTGAAACTGTTAGTTGTGTATTTGCTGAGTTCCAAGAAACAACTTTTGCGGATGCTGTAGACATTGCACCTGATGCACCTTGATAAACCAATTCACTTGTTTTAAAATTGCCATTACCACCAGAATTCAAATTGAAAGTTATGAACTGATTACTTGTAATATCATTCATAATGTTGGTGATAGAAGTTTTAATTAATCCAGCAGAAGATGTTGCACCAAAAATAAAACCTTTAACAGTAAAGTTTAGTGTCCAAATAATCATTCTTGTATCTGAATCTCTGTCGCCTTCATAAGTTACTTCATATTCTGTATTATTCAGTACGACAGGAACTTCTTTGATGATACCCATTTCAGGAATCATATTCACTTTGATTGTATAATCTGGTGCAAAGAAAGGTAAAATGTGTTCAATGATTTGATTACCATCTTCAATATTTCTTACATACAAGTATAAAGAAAAATCAAAATCATAAGGAACAGGAACATACTGTGAATTGAGTGTTGAACCATTTTGATAAAATTGTTTTGTGTTTGTTATTTGTTTTCGTGATGCATCGTATTTTAATCCATTCATTTCATAAGACATTCTAGGTAATGTCATCATTACTTTTTTGTCTAGATTTGGATCACCTTGTAGACGCATCACATATAATTCTTTTGTTGCATAATCGATAGGCACAACAAAACGTTCTTGTTCTGTCAAATCTGGATTGTAGCGAACTAAAGTGATGTTGTTGAACAAGTCACCAAAAGCGACTGTCAATTTACGAATCATTCTATTATATACTACATTAGCCATTATAGACCACCAATCGGATTAACTTCTGTAGTAACAACATAAGTGTTTGCAGAATTCTGTATTGTCTTATTGTCGTATGGTTCTTTGATTGCAGGTGATGCTAACGGATCAAAAGTTGATAATAAGTATCTTGCATTACTTGTAACACCAATAATAGTTGAACCACCAATAAATTCACCTGCAATATTTGTTACAGATAAAGTATTTGAAGATGGTATCCAAGACTGTACTGTGCCAACAGTAAATGCGTTTGCATATGTATTATCGTTTGATTGAAACACTAATTCTTTTATTGTATATGTTCCTGTACCTGTACCTGTGTTCAAATGAATCGTATATGCAGAATCTGTAACTGCTTGATCGATATCTGTAACACCAGTTGTAATAACTTCTTGTGAATACTTGAATTTTTCCATTTCCATTTCATAGAAATATGGATTCTTTCTACCCAATTGAAAGCCGTCTTTGTTTTGGTCTACGAATTTAATCTCATATAATTCACCGCCACCATTTAAAAACGGTACATAAATCAAGTCACCTTCTCTAGGTCTTGTTAATAGATTTTGTGGTACTCTTTGCTGAAATGCTCTGCGAGAAAGAATTACACTTACTTGATTTCGTATTTCTAATCCAAACTTAGAGAAGAAATCTTTCTCACCCTCATGTCCCATAACACTCGACAAATACATTTCTACTGGAAATGCAGTCTTAAACTTTTTTACTGGGTCTTCACCATACAACAAGTCTCTTGCTGCATCGTTATTGTTAGGCAGATAGTATGCGTCAAAGCCTTGAATCTTAATGGACTCAGTAATCAAATCTTCAACAAGTTTTTGCTCGTTGTATTTGGCGTTATAGTTGTTGAAATATTTGCTGGTCGCCATATTAATTCATCATAAATTCTAACGGTGCACCATATTGTGTTTCCATCTCATCATGTAATGCTTTGATTTCTTCTTCAGCTTCATCAAATGTTTCTTTACCATTCAATGTAACGCCGCCAGGTAATTGAATACCACCAAACTTTTTCATGTTAGAACCCCAAGTTCTTTTGATAAGTGCAGTAGCATATTGTTTTAACCAACGATCATTCCAAACATTTGGATATGCATTTGGATTTACGTTACCATAAGCCTCTGCAACTACAATTGTTCCAGCTGGTGTTTGTTGTGTGCCCCAAGCCCATTCAATATATAGTCTCTGTGTTGCTCTGTTCCAACGAATAGGAACCGAACCACTAAACATCAATTCAAGAGATCGTAGGTGTTGTTGTGTAAGTGTATAATTCACATAGGATGCAGATGTGAAGTCATATAACTCATTTAAACGTAGTTGGTATCTCAAGTCAAACATATTGACATTTGCCTGTGAGTCTGTAGCAGGAAAAATTCGAGAAATACCAATTATCTGAATTAAATTATTGCTTTCATCTCTCACATTAGATGCATCAAGATACTTGTTATTAATATCTGTTTGCGTTACTGTATGAATCCAATAAAATTTCTGTGTACCATCAAAATGATAATCTTGCCAGTATTGGATAGCGTCATCGATCCTATCTTCTACTTGATCATCATCTACGTTAATATCAATAACAGGCGCACCTAACCTGCGTAAGCAATAGTCTTTGAAATCTTGGCGAGTGTTTATTACTGACATTTAGAATCTCCTATTATTCTCTATTTATAATGTTAGAAAAACATCATAAGAAAATTTGAAGTTGCTTGAGAAACTGCCGTCGCAACAACATTATATACAATTACAATAAGTCCACCTGTACCTGTTCCTGGTGTTCCTACTGCTGTTGTTCCGCCGACCGCCGCAGCACCACCGCCTGCACCATAACCTCCTGCTTTACCCCCATTACCATAGAGTGATGTAGATGTACCAACAGCACCACCACCACCGCCAGAACCTGGACCATAAGTTGTACCATCAGAAGTTGTCCAAATTGCTATATTATTTTGACTTCCTGCTGAACCATTACGCACTGTGAGCAATGTCGTTGATGTATTTGCACCGCCACCACCGCCGCCAGAACCCGAGGTGCCGGGTGTAGAGTTTGCTGTTGTTGTACCACCTATACCACCAACAATGGTTCCTGTTGGGTCTGTTCCACCTTGGCCACCTGTTGATGTTGATGTTGCGCTACCCGCAGTTGAACTTGGTCCACCAGCGCCGCCGCCGCCACCAGCACCACCATTTGTACCTGTTCCTGATGTTGATGCGGCACCGCCCGCTTTACCTATTCCGTATGGACTGCCAGCGCCACCGCCTCCACCACCCCTTTGTCTATTTGCTGCAATTGAATAAGAAGCGCCACCGTTACCACCACTAAATGTAATAACTCCAATGCTACTAGCACTTGATCCTGCAATATTTCCTGAAGCACCTTTTGCAAGAACACCTAATGATGAACTTCCTGGTGCTGTGTTGCCAGAGAATCTAAACCATGTATCTGCTGTTGAACCATAGGTTAGTGGACCAGGAACATTTGCATATGCTGCTGTGCCAGTTGTTGTGCTTGTATATATTGTGTTCGAATTAGCAAAAGCACCAGCGCCTCCACCACCTTGAGCGCCTGAAACATATATGCCACCATTTGAACCTGGACCAATAGCATACACGGTTAAACTTGTTGTACCAGCAGGAATATAAACATCTTGTGTTGAAGTGAATGCTTGTGTATATGTTGCGGGTGCAGTGACAGTTGGAGTATATGTGATGATGATTAGGCCTTGACCAAGAGTGCCTGAACCACCACCTCCAGTACCACCAGCAGCGCCATTTGTACCGCCATTAGCACCGCCACCACCACCGCCAACACCATAATTATTTAAAGCAAAATCTTTCCATTGTGAAATGATGTCTAAACTACCTGCACCACCAGTTCCAAAATAGGATCCTCCGCCGCCACCTCCACCGTTTGAACCTGCACTCCCTGCATTACCAGTACCTGCCGCACCACCTGCACCACCTGGTGATATTGTGTTTCCTAACCGACCATCACCACCCGCAGCACCTTGAGATGAACTTGAAGGATTACTTGCACCATTACTTCCTCCATTAGCACCACCGCCGCCGCCGTTGCCGTCAGTGGAATATATGCCGCCGTCGCCGCCGTTGCCACCATTGCCATTTGGTCCTGCCGATCCACCAGATCCACCCCATGTAAAATTAATATTACAACATATATCTCCAGAACCAACAGCCCCACCAAAAAAGAAGTTTCCTGATGCGGAAGTGTACACACTATTAACGTCACTGGTTGATGTGGTACTATTCGCGCCGCCTGTCGCATTGCCGCCTGTCGCTACAACTCCTTTTGTTGGTGAAACGGGAGCACCATATCCCGAAAGCAATGGTTCCCAAGTGGCACCATGATCTGAACTTCTTGATATAGTACCTTGACCGGGATAACTTGACCAAGTGTATAAAACAGAACCTGCATTTATTATTACTAATGGAATAGCGTCCCTGTTATAGTTTATGTAAGGTGCTGCTGAATAGGAAGTTGACCAATTTATGCCGTCTGTACTTGTAAGAATTCTTAAATATTTATTTGGTGGCGCGTAGCCCGTAATATATAATTCCGAAATAATAAATTTTGTACCATCAAAAATACAATTACTAAAACCAAAACCAGTAGCGTCATAACTTCTAAGAGTCCATGCGTTTCCTAATGAACTTGTGGTGTAAATTTTTCCAGACACGCCGCCACCACCTGGATATGCATATACCCATATACCATTACCATACGCTATTGATGCAGTTATACTTGAAGATGGAGGAGTTGTGAATGTTTGAGCACCACCCGGTGTTGCAGAATAACCTATACCATAAGTACTACCACCACTTACACCAGTGGACCCAACAACAGCATATTGTGATCCGCTGTATGCATAAGAAGCTATCGGGATGCGGTTATAGCCATAAGCTGCATCGTGTATAAATGTGGGTGTTCCTGTATCCGGATTAGATACGGTTTGAGTCCATGATATTCCGTCAGTGCTTGTCCATTGTGTGTATGTTCCTGCTGCACCAAACTGGCCATTCCATGTACACATGACAAAAGTGCCATTAATGAAATAAATATACTCAGGTTGAAAGTAACCAGTTGTTGGTCCGCCTGTAATTAAATTCCATGTAACGCCACTATCCGTTGAATAAACAAGTTTGAAGGGTGGTGAGTTTGTTATATTATTTCTTGCACCAACCACAATTGTTGATCCATTGGCAGCAACTACAGCAGTATAAATTGTATTTGCTGCTGCTATTTGAGCGCCTGTTCTTTTTGTCCAAGTAATATAATCGGAACTTGTAATTATATTTTTAGATGTGTCATCCCATCCAACAAAAATACTGCCTGACCAAACAACCGAAACTGGAGAATATTGTATGTTTGATGTGGTGTTTAACCATGTTGGAGCTCCACTAGCGGCACCACCAATTGATATGTCAACATATGTTCCTGGTGTAAAAGAAACATTAGTGGATTTAGCATAAGAACCACCACTACCTGTAGAGCCAGCACCAACAGCTTCAACTGTTGCTACTTTACAGTCAGCAGGAACAAACCATTTTGTACCAGATTTAATAACAATTGTCGTTGTTGCCATTAGAATTCTTCAGTTTGTCTCATAGCACCATTAACAATTGCATAAGGTACAATTTTACCTTTTGCCCAAGTGTGGTCTGGTGGAAGTTCAACAAAATAACAGCCTTCTGGACAAGGATCAGTTAATTCTGCCATAATCGTTGAAACCAATTCATCATCATAAATACGAACAACAGCAAGAATAGCCATAATTATTCCTCCACGTTATCAGGAAATTGATTAATAAAAATAGTATCGTTTTCTAATGCTTCTATTTCGTGCCATTCATTAGCAGTTAATAGCAAAGGATTATCGTACATAGTTACAACTTTTTCTTTATTTTCTTTACGAACAATCATACTACCTTGAATACAAACTGTCGTATGTGCAAAAGTATGTTCGTGTTTTGGTAGTCCTTCACCAACTTTTGCTTTATATACTAAGCTGATAGTGTTGTTGTAATTAAATCTATTAATAGGGTTTATTGATTTTGTCATTATTTTATAATATACAATTATAATTGTCCAGTTGCAATCACATCCCAATATGTGTCTTGAGAATTATATATGCAACCAACATATAAAACTTTACTTACAACTGTTGTTGTCGGCAAAGTAATACCAACTGCTCTGTAAGCACCAGAAGTTGTAGTCCATGTTATAGCGTTTGCTGTACCTGCATCTTTGATTCTAATCATCAATTTTTGACCATCATTTGCTGTGCCTGTTGGTGCTGCAAACGTTACACCACCAGATTGATTCAATGCTGAGATTATATACATGTCTGTATTACTTGCATTTGGTGTTGCAGTCGATATTGTTGCAACGTTAAATGTTCTTGGTGACATGCCACCAATTGTTCCTGTTACAACTACATTACCTGTAATCTGTAATGTGTTGTTTGATGCAAAGAATGAAATGTTTGATGTGTTCGATAGGTAACCTGTACTGTTTGCAAAGATTACCGAGTTTGCTAGGTAACCTGATGAAGAACCACCGCCACCAGTTATTGCAGTATTTGATATTGCTGTTATTCTACCATTTGCAGAAACAGTGATAACAGCAACATTAGTTGCGCCACCATAAGTACCAGCATTTCCAAGTGATATTGTTGTAACATCAGTATTCGCTTGGTTGAAAGCAGCATTTGCTTGAGTATATGCTGCTGTTGCTGTGTTTGATGCAGTATTTGCTTGAGTATATGCTGCTTGAGTAAATGCAGCATTACTAGAAATCCAAGTATTTTGAGTGGTATCAACTCCTTGAATTGCTATAGTATTACTTGAAGCTGTATTTGCTTGAGTAAATGCAGCATTTGAATATGCATATGGTGCCGATGCTGTATTTTGTGTGGTCAAATCAGCAAAAGTGATTGGTTGTTTCAATACAAGGCCGGTGTTATACTTGAATCTTGCAACCTCATTACTGATGTTTAAACCATTAACAGAAAATATGATATCGTTTGGTAAACCAGTACCAACAATCATATTACCGCCGCCGGTTGTTGTGTTACCTGTTGTGAACAAGTAACCATCATTTTTACCAATTAGAGTATAACCTGGATAGTTGTATGTACTTGAACCCATACCTAAGTCAACGAAACCATCATTTACAGTTCCGTTATCGGCAGTAATAAACAAATCAGAAGATGAGTTTCCACCAGTATTAATATTTTGCATATTCAAACCAGAGTAACCATTGAAGTTACTACTGATTTGGAATGTTACTTGAGGTTCTAGAAAATAACCTGTTGGTATACCAGCATACAATGCATTATAACCATTTGAAGCATAACCAAAAAACTGACCAGTGTTACCTGTTATTTGAACTGTTGTTGCATTACCAGTAAAAGAAATATTACCAGTAACAGTTAAGTCACTTTGTATTGTTACTGAGCCAGATATTGTACCACCAGATGAACTAAATTTTGTATTGGCTCTATCGAATGCT